CCAGACTGTAAGGGTGTTCTGTGTTTTCACTAATTTGTGAAGAAACCAAAATCCTAAAATGGTCATCAATACTTACAAGACCTTTATCAAACGCTGTATGTAAGTTTGGACAAAGGGCTAATCCATTCGTGACTTTATCATCTTTTGAAACACTAAACGGGATGATATATAAACCGCAAAACGAAATGTACATAAACCTTAAAACGACTTGTACATTTTGCGCACAAAAATAAAAAAGCCTAGTTAAGTGACTAGGCTTTAAATATAGTTTAAAATAGGTTTAATTTGACCCTACAACGTACCAATATGTTCCAGTATATTCGCATATCATTCCGCCTCCAGCGTTAATAATTACACTAGATAGGTCTCTAATGGAATTGTAAACAAACATAGCCTTTCCCATATTCAGATTAATTATTGTTACTTGTTTCCCTGCATAAATATTATCTGTAAGCAGGGTAACGCCTGAATCTCCCGCACCAATTGGATTGATACATATTTGGCTATACTTAGAACAATCTACTTGTAAGTTTTGATTATTAAGCGTAGCTTCAATCTTTGTCCGTCCATTGATGGTCGCTTGATTGAGTAAAGCTTCGCCCTCTGGAACCCATAACGCTACGTTTCTATCAGTACTGTTAGCTGCTCTTAGCTCTGCACCGATATTCCACCCTCCATCATTCTTCTTTTGCTCTATGATAAGCCCTGCCCGATCTGGTGAGGTAGCTGGCTTAACGTTGGTACCAAACGCACCAAATTGGGCTTCATGGTCGTTCCTGAGCACTATCTGTGCCAAAGAACTAAAGTTATTAATTAAGCTATTCCCCAAGATACTTAGTACTCCAAAGCGCCCTGCATCTGCGAATATCGTACCTGATATGATGGCATCGGCTGCATACATTACACCGTTTTGTAATACTCGCCATTTGGCTATGGCTCGATTCAAAAAGGTATCTCCTGCCCAAAACCTTACACTAGTCTCATCCGTGCCATTTCCCGTCATTCCTGCCTTAATAGTGGCATCTCCAGCTACCTGTATAGTACCTGAAGTAACTAACCCCCCATCTATCGTTGTTTGAGTACTGTCGTACTCAGTTGCATCCTCCCAGTCTTCAGTATGGAAGTCGTCACCTACTAGACGCTTGGTAATACAACGATAGAAGAAACTTCCATTCGTCCAAATATCACCGACTTTGTATGGTGGTGTTGGCGGAGTGGTGAAATGTGTGGCTGACTTATCAGCTAAGTCTGCCATGTCTTCATACTCATTATCGCTATTAACGAAAGATATTTTCCCTTTAATGACTCCTTCGTCTAAGTCGAAGTAAGTATCTCCAGAAAAGTCCTGAATACGTCCTGTCTTAATGAATCTCCCGTTGATACTGGTTGTTCCATAGCTAAGACTAATCCAGCGTACACCTTCCATGACAGAGTGAAGGACCCCAACCCAAAAATAATAATATACACTATCGTCGTTTGGCTTTTTTTGCTCTGTGGAAAGTACAATATGTGCATCGTTATAGTCTACCTTATTACATTTGGCATAGATATAACGAGCGTTATTATCTTCTACAGTAATTGTTTGACCTGTGATTTGCCACGTTCTAATTGTTTCCTCTATCGTACCATGCACCAGCACACCATCACTAACTTTGAAGACATTAGCATTACCTTCGAAATTAGGCTGCATAATGACCTGTAAAAGAAATTGCTGTGACTTAGCCCCAACAACAAGCATTCCTGTTTCGATACTTAGAGGCTTGATTTTTTCAGCATCGAAGTACCCGTCTGGGTCAAATGTCATGTTCAATAACTCCTGAGTCGTTTTCCAGCCTAGTTTAACTTTCAATCCATTATATCCCTTTCTGAGATTTATAATAGTCTTTTTCTGCTCTTTCGAATCCTTAACTAACTGCTCTGAAACTGAGTAATTAACAGTATTCGAAAGTGTAAGTATTAGCTTGTTAGGATTAATAAGAGGGTAACTAATGCTTTGAATACGGATAAGCCCAGAGTAGTTCAGCTTTGCAGCTGAAATAGTTATCTTATCGCCTGCTGATAAGGCATAAGCATAACCGTTCTCACGGATATACTTTTCGTCCACATTGACGTTAATAGAAAACTGTGGACGGCTATTTTGAGTAGCATACTCCAGAGCTGTATTATAAAGCTCTGTTTCTGCCGATACAATATAGCTGTTTGGCATTGTGATGCCTACTAGCGTATAACGATCACCTACAGCAACGGAAAACGTTGAGTTTGGTGTTTCGTAACCTGTTTCATCCTTGTTAGGTTGAAAGGTTATTTGCTTAGAAACTGAATCGTATTTTGTAATAAAGAACTCCTGCCCGTTGAGTTCTCCTGACTGAAATACAATTTTTGCCTGAGCATCTGTGATATTTTGCTCATTCAGGTTAAAATCTAATGAACTATCTATTACAACTGTTGCGCTTACTACGCTAGATATTGTACCTGTACGATGAGGGTAAATATACTCGTACTCTACCACGCCTTCTTTTCGTCCGTACAGACCCGTATTAACTTCTATAGGACTATTAAGCGTAAGGCGGTCTTGCCCATCTCTGTATCCTGCTGGGAGGTTTTGCGAACCTCCAAACGCATACCAAACCGTTGCATAACTATTAGAAACAGATTGACGAGTAATATCGTAGGCTCCTTGGTTTTTGCCGTAGCCCAAACTCACGCCCTTAGTTGAGCCTACAGACTCTACTAAGTAAATATTTTGGCTATCTACATAGTATTCTAACTGAAACTTACTTGCAATATCTGAAAGAGCCACACGGCAAGACATATCCTTAAACTCGAATAGCTGAGGCTCTAAAGAAGGTGCACCGCCTACATACCAGCCTTCTCCCATATTGGAAACTATTAAGCTAAGCATCTCCGAAGGTGTTGCAACATAGCTAAATTTTGTCCGCCCTAAATGCTTAATTAAAGCATTGTAAAGCTTGTAAACCTCACTGTAAAATTCTATATCGTATTTGAATAGAGAATTTTGAATTTGTTGCTTATTAATCTCGCCTACAATCTCGAATTTCTTCCCGTTAAGAAGAATATAATCTGCTATAGTAAAACTAAAATCTACAGGAGATATAAAGCTCGAAACTATTTTTTCTTCTCCCATAAGGGTCTGAGAAAAAATAGTTTGCTCGTCTACCTCCGTTTCGAAGATAGACGAGCCTGCACGATATATATTAATCATAGACCTATTACATCTCGGACTCTATGACCCTCAAATTTTTCTAAGCAATTTTGTTTTGCTATATCTGATTTTTCAAAATAGTCTTCTTTACCGAAGTTTGATAGCATAACTCTATTGCAAGCATCAATGAAATCTTCTACATTATCTTCCTGAAGCACATAATTCAAATCTTGTTCTTCCATTTTTTTATTAGTTTACGGTTGTTAAAAAGTATCTTTTGTTAAGTTCTGAAATTGCAATTTCTGTAGTGTTTTTGTATTGAGCAGAAAGGCTTGGTGGTGGATTTTGTGGTTGCCTCCTTTTTGATGTAGAAAAAGTTATGTAAGGCACATCAAGATTTTTTGCAAAAGAAACTGAATGAACCCCATTACTGTCTTTGACAGTAAATTTCTTTTCATAGACAGAAAAATTTGATGAAATCCTTACAAAATCAAGTGTGACTCTATTGGAGTTCAGGGTTCCTGCAAGCCCTGCGTAATATGAGCCCTGTGTCACAAGAAATAGGCCATCATTACCAAGGTCCAATATTGCAGGCTTTTGGTCTGAAATATTATACACTCGCGCAGAAGAAAGGCCAGGGAGTGGGCTTGTCGAATTAAGAGGAGTGCAAGAATACAGATTTGTTTTTGCTATGACTGTAATCCAGACACCGAATGCAGCACCGTTAGAGCTGCTTGAACCTTTCGACGAACCCCTACCAAACATGTATATATTACTAGTATCCTCTGCCACAGTAGCCTCCCAGAAAAACTTAGAGTCAGTGCCCGTGGCACCTGGCATTAGTAGAGGGTCAGGAGAAGCTAATAACGTCCAAGTTGCACCGTTATCCACGGACTGAATTAAGATTGTTGTTGCTCTTGTATCATTGCCTGACCCTAAGCTAAGACCAGAATACCATTTTCCATCAGTGAATTTTCTAATATCTGAAGTAATGAAAATCTCAGGGTCAGTAAGCGCAAGAGCATTTGTTGCGCCTCTAAGGTAGTCGTAATGCTCTATTGTTTTTGTCAGGCTCATATCAAAAAGTGTAGATTCATTCTTGATTCTACACTGCACAACTTGTACGCTTGCTGAAAGTCCTGAGTTGATATTATAGTCACGATAGAATATCTTGTTGACTCCTAATTGAGTTCCTCTAAAAAATATCCTAAGGTTACTTTCGTCTATCTTCAGCAAGTTGGGAACTTGTAGTGCAACGTTATCTAGTGTTATATCACCGTATGTCTGACCTTGTTCGGCAACAAGGATAGAAGTTTGGTCATTGGGATTTGCAGTATAGAATCTTGTGATTCTAATTTTCTGACCCGATGCACCCTCATAATTGTTTAAATCATTGCACATATATACAGTGATACCAAACTCTCCATTGCCCATAAATTCAGTATATGCGCTATGAGCGTACTTTTCAAGCCTGTAATTCGAAACAACTTTTGAATTACTAGATATCGCTTCAGGCGCAATGTAATTCAATAAGTTCCCTTCGTGCATAATCTCTCGCCAATAATCTCCAAAAACACTTCGTCCTAAATAAAATTTTTCTCCTAAGAAACCTAACTGCAACTTGAAGTCTGGAACTGTACTAGCTATTGTACTTATTGTTTTTGCGAATGCACTCTTCAATACATAGCTTGCTAGTATCAAGTTCAGGACATAATCATTAATAACTCTCATCCATTTTTGGGCTGCGGTCTGAGAGCGACCCAAAAAAAGGGTTTGGTTAAAACTTGCATCAGTGAAAACTCCTGCTTGATACAAATAATCAGGGGTTTCCGTAGGCGCTGAGGCTGATGATGAAAGAGCTTTGAATGTATTGCCCGCATCCACTAACAATTGCCAGTAGGGGGGCGAAACAGTGGCAATAGCCCTATACCAATAGTTTGAAAACCTAGCTGTTTGTCCTACAAAAATCGGCACATCATTAAGAGATGTAAGATTTCTACTCATTAAAGCAGGAGTAAGTACGATTACCCATTTTTGTGTCGCTGTTTTTGATCGAGCTATATAGAAAATCTGCTCAAAATTCGAATCTGTATATATACCTTCCTGTCCAAGATAGTGCGGAACCTCGGTAGGGTTTGAGGGCGATGAGGTGATAGGAAGATAACTGTTTTCTTCCGTCAAATCTGCAATCCAGTACGGCTCTACATTGATAGACCTTGCTTTCATCCATCGCCCCTCAAACAAACCACTCTGGCCAACAAATCTAGGTACTTGTGAAAGTGACGTAAGAGTCTGATAATATGAAAATGGTGTAATAAGTGTCTCCCATTTTTTTGCTGTTGAAGGATTTGTAGACCTGCTGATAAAAAAGACCTGATTAAAATTAGAGTCCGTAAAAACTCCTATCTCAGAAAGACCGTATGGTGTTTCCGTTGGGTTGACTCCTGATGATGTAATTACTCTTTGTGTTGTAGTTACTAAACTTTGCGTACTCCATCCTGACAAATCATAAAAAATGAAATTAATATTACCTGTTAGGCTAATAGACCCCGTTGGCAAGGTATAATTACCTTGTGGAGCAATGTAACATGACAGTTTGCTGGGTGTAGTAAGCACTGACCCTGCTGCAATTAAGTTAGGTTTGGTATCACTAAAATAATCTTCTGAAATCTTGCTGTATATTGACTGTAAGTCAGTATACATTGTTGTTCCATCAGTATTCTTACCAACAAGAAGCTTGTCTGTTAGGTTAAGGGAATCGAGAAACCCCAAATCTTGCCAAAATTTAGCCATTATTATAAGTCGTTTGCTCTTATCAACATGCCATTGCTTGTTGTGAAGAAGTTATTATTTGAATCCGTTAAATAATTGTAGTCTCTGTTACTTTGCGAGTTATCCACATAGATATAAGCTCCTGAAGCTGTCAAAATCGGTTCGCCTGAGTTTGTGGTTAGGAAGTCCCAGTCTAGCGTTTGCCCAACCTGCACGCACCGCACATTCAGTACCCCAAACACTCTACCCGACTCTACGTACACATCCGAAACCTGAAAACCATCTTTAACAAAGAACTCTCTTAAGGCATCGTGCCTGTACGTGATCGTCCTAAGTCCTTCTTTTGAAAAGAGTTTTTGAAGGCTTTTTATCTTGGTTTCAAAGTCGCTTAAACTCGTGCCCAGGATAATACATTTCAGCCCGATTTCTCTTGCGTTGCGTTTGGTGATTTGGTAGCCTTCTTTGCTGTAGGCCGTGAACTGTTGTTGCTTGGTAGATGGTAGATTGTGCCTTCCTTCTACATCTAATACTTTAAGCCCTAAGGTCTGAAAGCTTATGCCATCAATGCCGAAATTCGCATTGTCCTGAGCGGGAATAGTACCTGAAAAAGTAATTTCTGGCTCACGAAAAGACATTTGTAATTTGATGATACCTTGATGGTAATACTCTGCCTTAATCTCGTCCTTTTGTAGTACCTGAAAGCTTCCATAATCGGTCGAAAGTGTAGCTAATCCCGTCAGTGTGCCCAGAAAATCATAAAAGCTATACAGCTTTCTTAATGCTTGATTTTCATATTCTCCTGCGATAACTGCACTAAGTGTAATATCTCGTCCGCCAAATCTGATCTCGTCCGCCCTTACATAGGGCTGTACTCCGTCCTGATCTCCCCAGTCGTGAAAGGTCTTTCCGATACGACTAGGTAAATCCCAACATCCTGATATTGGTATGTTCCCGTTGCCATTTTGTACGGGAACTATACCAAAATTTCCTAAGTCTACTCCTCCAAGTGTTACCATCCGTTGTCGTATGCTGAGTTTGTAGATTTTGTATTTTTCGAAACTGTCTTAAGCTCTGTTACTACGTCTTCTAGCTTGTCTACTGTTTTTGCAGTGTTATTTTGAATAGCTAGTAGATAGGTGGCATTTTGGCGAATTACTGCTAAGCTATCTACACCAACCCCGTAGTTCTTTTTGCTTATATCGTAATAGCTCCTCGCTAATCCCGCCAGCTCCGAGCCTGTAGCCTCTGTGATATTTCGCTGTATTTGACCCGATAGACTATTACTATTACTTCCTGTTGTGCCTGCTCCAGTAACCAAATTCAAACCTGTTACCTGCTGAAGTGCGTTGAACTGCGTATTAGCTCCCTGCACAAGCGAATCAAAAAGCAATTTGAGGTTAGCTATTTTGGACTGATCTAGTCCACCATCCATCGTAGCTTTGCTGAACTCAGTATAAAACTTATCCATGGCCTCAGCAAGTACCTTGTTTTTGAAGATACTTAGAGCAGCGTTTTGCATGGTCTCTTGGAAAAAATCCGCTAAGTCCTGGACTCCAGTTTTCCCAGCTTTGAACATCTCCAACAAACTATCTGCTAATCCATCCACCGTCGTACCTGTGAATATCTCAGCCATTTGCTGGGCAAGTTCTGCCATTGCCTTTTGCGTATCGTATCCCTTTTGCTCCAACTCTACCAATCTTTCTACAAGGGTTTTGACTTCTCCTTCCAGTTTGCCCTGCATAAGCAACTGCTGTAGCTGTTCAAACGACTTTCCTGCCAAGGTGTCGTAAATCTTATATGTACCTGTCGGTATAAATAAGAGTTTCGAAACGTATTGCTCTAGCACATAAGACTTATCTTGCAAATCTGCCATGATGGCTTTAAATTCTTTCTGATAGTCTGCAAGCTGTTGCTTCCTTAGCTCAAATTCCGACAAAATACCATTATAGTTCGTCTGATTAGCCTTAATGTTATCCAAGGCTCGTTGCTTTAGTAAATCCTGATATGCTCGTTCGCCTTTGATGGCATTTGCATAGAAATCATCTACGCTTTTGGCAGCCTTTGCCAGCTCGCCAAAAACATTAAAAACAAAGTTCGCAGCACCTACAGCCGAGGTAATACCTTCCAGTAAGTTTCCGTCTTTGATTTGCTGTTTGGCCTCTGCTGCTTTGCCCAAGGCGTTAACCATCTGTCCAATCGTTTTGATACCGTTTCCTATGTCGGCATCAAACTGGCTTACTGCACTGCCCAACTGGTCGAAGATTCCAACCGTAATCTGTAGGTCTCGGTTAAGACCTTCTGCAAGCTCTTTCGACGAACCTTTCAGATAATCAAAGCGCTTTGCAAGCTTATCGAAAGCTGTAATACGTCCATCTCCATTAAGGTCTATTTCCTTAATTTTGCCCTTGATTTCAATTAGAGACGTTACAATTCTTTTTCTCTCTGCTTCGCTTAGCAAACTATTACCCAGACTATCCGTTGAGCCTATCAACTTCACAAGTTCTTTGTATCTATTTTCAAGGTCGTTCAGATAGCTCTGGTCTACACCTATAGATACTTTTCCCGACAAGCTTTGCAACTGTGTCTCTAGCTTTGCCCTTAACTCCGTTGGGATATTCGAGATTTTTAGCAATTCTCTAATTACCTCTATTTGCGTTTTGATTTGCTTGCTTGTAAGCTGGATTACATCTTCGTTAAGCTTCTTGTAGATGCTCAACTTCTGCAAAGCTTCATCCTTAGCACTTTCAATACTTTTGTTCTTTTCATCCTCCAGTACCTTAAGCCTTTCCGATGTCAGACCGCCATTATCTCGCAGAGCCTTTAGCTTTGTTTGATAATCTTTTTCGATATTAACAAGCTTATCCGTGTATGTTTGTGCAGCCTCCAAGGCTTGCTTATACTGCTCATCATCCGTCTTTTGGCGTTCTTTTTTTGCGACCTCTAAGGTCTTTTTTAGGTAGTCCAACCGTTCTTTTTCGCCTCCAGTCAAAGTATCTGCTTGCTTAGTACTTAGCTTTTCATACTCGGATTGTACTAAGTCTATATAGGTTTTGTTGGTAGCAAGCTCTTTAGCATATCTTTCGTTTGCCGACTTTTCGCCAAAGTCTTTCTTATATGCTTCATACTCGGCATATAAGCCTTTTTGGCGTTCTAATTCTATCTTAAGTTTTTCGGTATTTTGCTTGAAAGTAAGGTCTTCTATTGCCTTGTCTCTTGTGGCATCGAGACTAGAGCCGTCCACCTTTATTTTATTTTTAGGGTTCTTATTAAACTTTGTAACCTCTTCAGCAAGCTTAGCAAATTTGTCCCTAACTGCTTGTAGTTCCTCGTCGTCTTTCGACATTCGTTTACGAGTGTATTCCTGCTGAATTTCATACACTCGTCTTTGTAGGCTTTCGGCTGCTTGGATATATGCCTCAGATTTTATAGTAGTTGGCTTACTTTTATCAAGCCCAAGAGTACCACCCATTTTCTTTGCTTCTTCCGAAGCTTTAGCCATCAAATCATTCGCAACCTTATCCAGTGCAGGGATTTCATCTTGAATTTGTTTGATTGCCTTATTTTTTCTTGCCTGTGCTAAATCTTTCCAATTGATAGATGATTTAGCTATAGGTAGATTTTCTGTTTTTTCAGCAACCCATTTCCCGAATCTTTCAAGATAGTTAAGCGACTCTACATCTGTTTTTGCATTTTCTTGTGCAATTAAAGCCTGCTTTTCACCCATCTTTTTTAGGGTTTCTAATGCAGCCGCTTTATACAAGGTCATTTTAATAAAATGGTCAGCATTTTTCGCAATACCTTGTTCTGCTTCGTCGAGTGTTTTTACTTGTCCTGCAACAGCTCCAATACTTTTATTGTATTCATCAATTGCAGCCTTTCCATCATAATGTCCAGTTTTAGCTAGAGCAATTTTATTTTTAAGCCCTTCTATATTCGCTATTGCACTTGCATATTCTCCACCACTCGAAAGCGATGCAGCAAAAGCATCTGCTGTAGCTTGTGTTTCAGTAAGCTTAGTTTTGAAAATATCTAACTTAGACAAGTAGGCTATAAGTGGATCTAATGCAAATGCCAAAATCCCAGCTACTCCAAGCCCAGGAAGAATATTAGCAACTTTGTACAAGCCACTCCAAAGCTTAGAAACCAAACTGCCAGAGTTTTCTACAGCATTACCCATTTTGTCGAACCCAACTTTTCCAACGTTTTGGGTTTGTGTAATAAGTAACTGCGTCTCCTGAAGCTTACGGTTATACTTTTCGATAGTTTGTTGATTGTTGGAAGTTGCTGCCATGTTTGCATACATTTCAGCAGCTTTTTGTAGGCGTTGCAACTTGCCTACTGGCTTTTCTATTTCATCCGCTATCTTATTTCCTAGGTCGTCAAATCCTTGCTTTCCGATTACAGCTAGGCGAGAAAGCTCTCTTTCATACTGCTGTATTTTCGCATTAGCAAGCTCAATCGTCAATTCACTGGTAGCAGATTCAGCTACTTTTTTTGCTTCAGCTATTTTGCTTTTAAGGTCATTAATCAACCCTTTTGATTTGTTGGGGTCAATTATATTATTAATATTTTCATTAAGCCTTTTTCCTGCTGTATCAGCCTGATTGGCAACACCGTTAATCTCATTTTTAACCTCATTAAGCGCACGCTTAGCATCGGGGCTGTTAATCATGAAATCAACATTAATTTCTAAGTCATTTTGCATATTTAATGAGGGTTGTTTTTTTCAGTAAGTGTTTTTACCGCACCTTTCAAGGTTAATAAATCTGATTGGTCATCATAATTTGTTCTACGACCTAACTTAAATCTTCTTCCTTTTGCCCCATCATGCTCAAACTCTTCAATATCATAGATTATGATAAAGTTTTTTGAAGCAATAACAATCCAAATAGATTTCAGTCTATTTTTTAGGGTTTTAATGGTTCGGGAAAAGGTTGAATAATTCACGTCCAGTAACTTTTTGAATAATTTGGTCTTTTTTCACTACTCTAGGCATATCAGTGAGCATCATTTGCACGCACGCCCACGACATTTCATACATGATTTCATGGTAACTTAAGCCTAGTTCTTTTTGACTATATGCCACAATACCAAAGAGGCTATTCATCCCGATAGGTATTAACTCCTCTTCTCCACTTGACCCAGCATGTTGAGTTGTTTCAACAATCTGGTAGTACTCAGAAAATCCGACAAACCCGAAAAGTGGGCTACTATTTCCCACATTCCTAAAATATCCTCAGCCGACTTATTTCTAAGAATCCACCTCGCTAAAGGCTTATGAAAAAACATAGCTAATCGGTAGTTTTTAAACATACAGATAGCCAACATCCTAGCAAAAGTTTCGAGATTGAGCGATAGCAAAACAAGCGCTTCCGAACTATTAATATTAAATAAGTCCTTTTTGTCAAGCCCAGTACTGGCATAGTACTGGCATATTTTTACGAGTTGTGCCCCTGAGGGTTGGTATAGTTTGGGTCTTAGCCAAAACAACCAAAGGGGTGGCTTTGCATTCAGAGCCACCCCTTCCCGTAAAAGTGTTTTGGCCGCTTTTACTTGTATTTCCATATTATGCTGCTGGCTCCGTCCAAGTAACTGGCTTAATATTGCTAAACCCTGTATCCGCTGGCTCAAATTCAATCGGCAAAAGCGGAACTTGATTATCCATAAACTGGAAGTTCAAACCTGCAATAATCGAAGCTTTTGAAACGACCATTACAAAATTGTCTCTAGTCGTAAATCTGAGCGCTTGAAACTTTTCTTTAACCTGTGTATCACCCATACCGAAGGTTTTGACACCATCAGCAGTCGAAACAGTACCATCGATAAACTTTGCAAGAGCATCAGGTGCTAAGCTAGTAGCTGAAAAATTGCCAGTCAATGTACCTTCTTGTAGGGCAGTAATGAAAGGGAACTTTTTGCCAGCCTCATGGAATTTCGTTCGGGTTGGGAGGGATAATTGAATATTAACAGAGTTTTTCAAAACCTTTACCTCTGTCCAGTTCGATATCGTCCCATCAACTAAGCTAAAGTCTCCGACTTCAACTTTTTTGCAATCCAAAGTATATTGGGGCATGTTGCTAAAAATTTGATTTTTGAAAAATTGCTGAGCTATTTACTAGACTTTTACTTCGCTTGTTGAGAACTAATACTACTCTTCGCCTTCGTCCTCTGCTTCTTCGTCCTCGTCCTCGCTTTCGTCAGCTTCCTGCTCTGCTGGAGGTGTTGGCTCTACTGGCTCTACTTCTTTCTTTTTACTAGACTTCTTAGCAGGCTTTTGACCTGTTGTACTGGGAGTCCGTTCGCATTTGTCTACAGAATCATCAGATAGACTCTTTGCATGGTTTTTAGCGTCGTTTTCAAGCCTGAAAGCCTGATCGTCTGATGTGAGATAAAATACTTTATCCTGTGGGTATGTTTGCCAAAGCAAATCGAGTACCTTCTTACGTTCTTCTGTCATTAAATTAGATTATAAAAGTGTTTTAAAAACGAATTAATTGATAACTAATCCCCAGCCCAACAAGGAACCTTCCTTGCATATCCACCCCACCAATTACCCCTAAACCCAACCTACTGGGCGAAGTGACTGGCATCGTAAATCGTTGAACACCTATGATTTTGGCAGAAGGATCTGCTAGGGTAATTTCCCTGTAGGTTTTCTTCCAGAATAGGATGCCTTTTGAGTACTGGTAGTCTGCAAGCTCGACGCTGTAGCTATATTGTAGCGTCGAATCCTTTGTAGTAAGCTTAGCAGTAAGCCAGCGATTTGCGTATCTGTATATCCTGTTTTGGGCTGAGTCTTGTACAACTGTAACTTTTACAGTGTCGTACTTAATTACTTTTACTCTGGTTACTTCTTCAATTTGCCCAACTGGCACTTTTAAAAAGTTACTTAGAGTATCAACAAACTTACCAGTAGCAAGGCGTTTTTCGTCCTGCGTACTTGCTAACACATTAGTATATACGGTGCGGTCTGAGCTATCCGTTTTGATTACCTGAGCAATAGCGTTATTGCCCTTTTCTGTAATCGTTGCTAGTCTACTTTTTGCCTGCGAGTTATCCACATACTGTTGATAATTTTTGTATAAGCTGGCAAGTAGTAGAATTACTAATGCAGTTATTAGGAATAGTCTTTTGTCCATTACTTAGACTTTGCCAGACTGTACCGAAACTCAAACTTTCGCCTTACCTTCTTGGATATAGAGCTCAGCGAATCCATTACCCGTATATCATCTTCGTTTCTACTAATTAGCTCCATTAATCGTGCATTCTGAGTAGCAACTTTTTCGGCAAGTAAGCGATTCTCTACAATAACAGCCTGATACGATGTAACGCAGGTATCACATAGCCCAAAACTCGCTGTGTCCTGCTGTACTTCTTCTCTAATGTCCTGAATCTGCTGGATTTTTGCCTTTGTGAAGATGATTGAGTCTTGTTCTGATACAAGCGGTTTATTTGTAGCGGTTGCCTCTGTACAAGAGTACAACTGAAACCCTGCAAGCACCAAAAGACTAAGAATAAGCAACTTAAATGTACCCTTCATTTTGATGAATTTGTTTAAGGTTATTAATTCGGTTAAGCCATCCTTTGAGGAATTTCCGCTGACTACCCTTACCAATGGCCTTGTAAAAGTTAGTCCTATACTTAAAAATCTTACTATACAATTTCTTGGCATCGGCTTTGTTAATCGCCTCTACCGTTTTTGCGCCTAGCTTTCCATCCTGTCGAACATTAACAAACTTCTGTATAGCCTTAATATGCCTATTGCCTCGTCCGTTCCCGCAGTTGATAGCCTGATCTACAATCAGCTCCGCAATACCTTGATTTGTAATAAGATGTCCGTAGTTCTTTTCCCAGTACATCTTATTGTATATCACCTTGGCATCTGTTTGAGTTGTAAGAGCAAGATCACTGGGGGTTAGTTTCTTGTCTCTGTTTTTGTCGCAGTCCTTCGCAATAGCTTGCTGACAGGCAGTAACAAAGGTTTTCCAAGCTACACCGAATTTTGTGGGGCCTCCAAGATCAAATTGCGTGACCGTAAAGATTATTCCCTCGGCTTTCATTAAGTGCGGGAAGTACTTATCTAAGCTTCCCGAACTGGCTCGGTAACTACTAAGGATTAGAAATAGAGCAATAAGGATACGTTTCATAAAAGTAGTGGGGTCAAAATCAACCCCACTACTACAAAGTAAGGTTTGATTATACGATAAAAATTTTGTGCAGGGAGGGCAACCGAATTGCTCACCTCCCTCTAGGGTATTTTATGCTTTGTTTTTCGATGTGATAGCGCCCAGATAACGAGTCTGGAATGGTATCACAATGAAATAATGACGATAGTTCAACAAATTAGCCTGATTTTCAGGGTCATGACTTGCTTGTTTGAAATATTGCTTTGTCATCCCTGTCTTGATGGCAATGTTTTCAGGCACAAACGAGAACGAAGCCTGATACTGACCCGCTGTTGGAGTTGCTCCCCACGCAAGTTTTGTTGTACCTGCTGTATTGTAGTATGGATTACCTAAGTATTCATATACTTCAAATCCTAATACATTCAATACCTTACCATTTTGATAGTCGATGAAGGCATTAGCAAAATAGCCTCTATCTGCAAGCAGGTCGTTCCAGTGATCTGAGCAAAGAACTAATCTTCGTCCCATCTGTGGCATTCCTGCCTTATCACAATCATCTTTGTGCTTCAATAGGGTTTTGTACGTAAATTTCAAACGTTCGCCTGTAGCTTCAGTCCCATCTCCCAAACAAATTGTAACAGGCGTACTTGCCGAGTTACTAGGAGCAATAGCATGTGCAGCCTTCATGTACTTCGTTTTCAAGATTGCATCTGTGTGCTTTCTCGTAACATTGTCAATAATGCTGTATGCACCACCGATTATTTTATCATCGCTAACCGATGTTGCAGCGGTGTTATACTTATCAAGAGAGATTAATACTTCTCCATCCGAATAGTTTTCAACTGAAATCGGATAAGTAGTATTATTAAGAAATACTGTTGGTGCAAAATCTGAAGTACTTACGTGAATCACGTTTTTTTCTCCAACTTCACCACTTGCAACTTCAATAATAGAAGTATCAAGTTCGGCGATACCTCTCAGCCAAGGGGCTTGTGTGTTTTGAACAATGTTATTAATCACTCGATTAAGCCACTGTTCGGGAAAATTTGCAGGCATATTGCTCTAAAAATTTAAAAGTGATACAATTTATTTTACCTAAAGCCTATTTCCATAGTGCCTTATAAGCTTCAGGATGCTCTTTCTTAAATGCCAATTGGGCATCTAAAGAAAGCTTTTCAAATTCATCCTGATTTTTTGGAAGATCATCCTCAGTACCATCTCCTACAGGTACTTTAGCCCCTTTGCTGAGGTCGATTTTTGCAGGGATTTTTGCTAGTGCAGAGCTTGCAAGCGCATAGTTTTCTTTCGCCATCTTTTCCCACTCGGCTACTTCCGACTCGGTGATTTTGCCCGACAACTTGGCTTGCTTCACCAACTCCTTTGCGGGACCTTCGGCAATAGCTGACAACTGCTTTTTTGTCTCTGCATGTGCGTCCTGCTCGTCTTTTAACTTACCTGCAAGTTTTTCCACATGCGTTTCAATCTCCTGCGCATTTTTGGGCTGTGTATTAAGCCCTAGTGCAACCAGCGTTGCAACAGATAATTCGATTTTTTCCATTGTTGGAGTTGGATTTGGTTGATTAGTCATGAATGACAGATTTGCTTTAATCTCGTCATCCGTTAATAACTTTTGAGTGCTGGCATCGTACAAACGAAGTGAATTTGCATTAGAAGGAATCGCACAGATACTTACCTCAGCCAGTGTACATTTGAGCAAAACCCAACTGCCATCTGGTTGCTGTTCCATATCCTCTCTATTATAGAAAATACCCATAGAGCAACCCTTAATAAACCCTCTATCTACTTTGCCTTCGATATTCTTTGCGTATTCGTCCTCACTGTCAAACAACGAGTCACCACCAAGCGTAAAACCATCTACCGAAGTATTTTCCCAAAGCCCAATAACATTGCTAGTGTCGTTCCAATGATCTGCCAACATTACAGGGTTTTTCAGAAATCTTTCAAGGTTAATCCCCGATGTTTTGATTTTGAAATTGTAGCTATTAGTTACCCTCTCGTCATTAAAAATGAATCTCTTCTTTGCCATTTCGTTTGTCGTCTGCGTTTCGTTGTGACAAATATTCTACATAGCATAACTCCCTGAAAATAACTGTATAAGCATGCACTATTTTTTTTCATTCAGCCTCAGAAACGGGCAATTTTGACATAAAAAAAGAAGAAATGGGAGCAAAAAAAGACAAAATCAGACAGCAAGCAGAGGAGTATTACTTAGATAATATCGAAGCTACCCAGCAACAAGTAGCAGAGCTGTTTGGCGTAACACAAAAAACAGTATCGAGCTGGGCAACATCGGGCGACTGGAACGAAAAGCGTATCAACTTACACGCTTCCCCAATTAAGATTAAGCAACTTCTACAACAAGAATTGCTTAATGTAGCATCTGGACAAGCTGCAAAACTCAATGCGGATTCTATTAGTAAGCTTATGTCTGCACTTGACAAGTGCGACAAAAAAGCCGACCCTATTGTAGTGGCTCGTGTGATGAAAGACTTTGCATCGTTCGTATCTGAGTCAGACGCTCATTTTGCAGTCAAATTGACCGACTGGATGAAAAAATTCCTTCAACATCGCATAAACCAAGAATAATATGGAAGAACAAAACAGTAAGTATGTCAAGCTGTTAAAAGACTTCGACAAATTTTGTAGTCGCATCCAGCAAGCCACAACAATAGACATACACGAATCAGCAGATCAAAAAATCAAGCGTATTCGAGAGCTAGAAAAAGACTATGCAAAATGGTTTGAGTATTACTTTCCAAACTTCGCAAAAAGAAAATGTGCTTGGTTTCATCTTCGACTAGCGTTTTTAGTAATCAAGTACCCTCGTTTAAGATTATTACTAGAGCTTTTCCGAAGTGCGGGCAAATCTGTTCACGTTTGCATGGGTATTCCTTTGTACTTGTACCTAGTCAAAAATGAATTATTTTTTATGCTTTTAGTTGGTCGAACCGAGCCAAAGGCAAAAAAACTGCTTTCAGGTTTAGAGGCTCAACTTCGATTTAATAATAGGCTTAAAAATGATTATGGAAATAAATTTCAAGCTGGAGACTGGAAGGAAGGAGACTTCCTTACAACCGATGGTGTAAGATTTATGGCGCTTGGATTTGAGCAAGATGCAAGGGGTGTTCGAGAAGAAGGTAATCGACCTGACTATATCGTAGTCGATGATATTGATACCAAAAAGCACTTCAACAATGACCGTATTATGCGTGAGTCTGTTGATATCGTGATTGAAGACATTATGGGCACTTTTGATTCTGATGATAACAGTATTGAAAGATTCATTTTTGCAAACAACAACATTCACAAAAACTCTGTGACCAATAGGCTGGACAAATATTTTAATGAGGTTATCAAAAAGGGGCAAAAGAATAAAACTACTCGCTTTGAAATCTTGAAAGTTTGTGCAGTAAAAAGCCTTACAACCTTCGAGCCTGAATGGCCTGAAAAAACAAGTGCTAAATATTGGCAAGAAAAATTTGCAGATACCCCATACAGGTCGTTTATGCGTGAATACATGCACACGCATATTGAGGATGGCGCAATTTTCAAGCATGAAAATATTCAATATATCATCCCCAAGAAAAAGCAGTACTACGATGAATTGATAGTTTATGGCGATATGTCATACAAAGTCAATGCCGACTATAAAGCTTTGGTAATGGTAGGTAAAAAAGGTAATCAATTTCATGTACTTCATTCTTATGTCAGACAGTTGAGCCGTACAGATGCAGCCAAATGGCTATATGATTTGTACGAAGAAAAAGGACTCGAAAGATTCAACATCACTTACATGATCGAGGGACTTTTTGCGATGGATGATTTTGTAAGTGATTTTGATATAGAAGGGCAAGAGCGGGGCTATATCATACCTGTACTTGCAGACAAAAAAAGCAAAAGTGACAAGTATGATAGAATAGAAAGTATGTCAGGTTTTTTTCAAAAAAATCTAGTGTATTTCTCAAAATATGATGCTGGTGCTGACCAAACCACACTGATAGACCAAATCTTAGCATTTGAAAAAGGCTCTCAATCGCACGACGACGGCCCCGATGCCCTACAGTCTGCTATAGCCTATCTTAACAGAGCAACTCACTCCCGTGATGCAGAATACGCTTTTGCAGAACGTACAAACCAACGATACTAATCATGTTTGTAACCAAAGAAGAATTTGAAACGCATCTGTACGAAGAAATCCAAAACAAGATTTCTCGAAACGATGAAGCAAAGGTCACACAGGCTTTGCTAACCGCCCAGCAAATCGTAGCACGCTATCTGACTGCCTACGATACTGCTACAATCTTTGCCACTGAGGGCAACGACCGTGCGCCCTATGGCGAGCTAACCTTATATATTAAGGATATTGCCAAATGGCATTTCATAGCCGTTGCCAACGTATCCGTAGATTTGGAATTAGCCCAAACCCGATACGACAACGCTATCAGTGCCCTCAAAGACATTCAAAAATCTTTCATTATCCCAACGTGGCCACTGGCGCAGGACAACACTGCTCCAGCGCCTTTTGTTGTTGGCTCTCAACCAAGAAAATCATGGAACTTTTAAACAGAGCAATGGCCTATTTAGGCTATCAAAAACAAGAGCTTTCGGCTCTGCCTAAAGAAAAAAATCCTTTGGAGTGGGACCCACGCCCTGTAAGTGATTTTGTATTAAATATAGAAAAATATCGTAAAGCTTTGCGTGTTGCTCAAAGCCTCAATCCAACGTTTTACCTATTGATGGATGTCTACGAAAAAACATTGGTCGATACCTTTCTAAGCTCGCAAATAGAAAACCGTTTCACCCAAACTCTTTCGGCAAAATTTAACCTTAAGAAATCTGACGGGACTGTAGACGAAAAAGCTACAGAAGCTTTGGAGTATAGCCCTATCCACAAATTTCTAGTACAACAAAAACTAGATTCTATCCTTTGGGGTAATTCCTTGGTCAAAATAGACTACGATACACTAGGAAATATCGCAGGTGTTTTGATGCCTCGTACAAATATCAATCCTATCGAGGGTCTATTTTTTAAGGATTACACTCAGCAAAATGGGATTAGTTACAGAGATATGCCAGAGTTTGGCACTTGGTATTTAGAATATCGTAATACACAAGAGCCTTTAGGTTTATTGAAAAAATGTGTGCCTCAGGTTGTTATTAAGCGTTTTGCTCAAATCTATTGGTCAGAACACGCCGAAATATTTTCTACTCCACCTCGTGTTGTTAAGACTAATACACGAGATACCAAGATGATGGCACGTGCAAAAAAGATGATGGAAGATTATGGACGTTCGGCATACTTTATCATCGACAATGCCGAAAACTTCGAGTTTGCAAACCAGATTCAAACCAAAGGCGAAATCTATCAGGAGCTTATGAAAGCCTGTCAAAACGAACTATCGCTTATTTTGTCGGGTGCTGTAGTAGGTCAGGATACTAAGGTAGGTTCAAATGCGAAGGAAGTAGCTTCACAAGATTTGCTGTGGTATCGCGTGCAAAGCGATATGAAGATGGTAGAACAAATGTATAATCAAATTACGCTTCCTGCTTTGGTTAAGCATGGCATCATACCAGATGGCCTACATTTCGAGTTTGAGCCAGCCGAGGATATTGCTCAGCTATGGACTTTCACCAGTCAAGCGATGCCATTTTACGACTTTGACCCTACATGGTTGAAGGATAAATTTGGTATAGAGGTAATCCAAAAATCTAATAACACAGGTACAGGCTTATCCGCAAAAACTTTTTTTCTCGAAGCCCCGACAAAGATCGGGGCAATGACTCAACCGAACTGTTGTGGACAAGCCCACACCTTTAATCTATCGGGGTCACTCAACGACGACAAACTAATACAAAAGTATTGGGAAGCAAAAGGGAAAAAGTCTTTTGATGCTGACCTTTTCCAGTACACTGTACAAAATTTAACGGAAGCATTTTCCCAAGGTTGGACAAAAGCCAAAGAGGCAAAATTGTCTGCTTTGGGTATCGATTACGGGTTCGATGACCCTAATGCTTTGACCGCCTACGAAATGAACCTATTTCGTTTTGGAGGTATCAAAACCCTTGCCGAATCACAATTGCTCAACAAGGCATTTCGTGAGTCTACAAGTTTTGAGGATTTTCGTGTTAGGGCATCGCTTATTACCAAAATACACAATGTCGAATGGTTGCGTACAGAGTATAATACTGCGCTGGCGGTTGGCGAAACGTCAGCAACGTATCAAAGGCTCAAAGCAAAAATCGATTTGTTCCCATACTGGGAGTATCGTACTGTAGACGACAACCGAGTAAGACCAGAGCACCGCCTTCTCGACGGACTTATTTTGCCAGCTAATCATCCACTTTGGCAAAAAATATACCCTCCAAATGGCTGGAACTGTCGCTGTTACATAGTACCTCGGTTAGCGTCCGAAATTGAAGGTCAAGATATAGCAGCGAATATTCAGGCATTTGAGGAGTTTATTGGTTCAGATGAGTTTCAAAAAGCTAGCAAATCGGGCTGGGGCATCAACCGAGCCGAGCAGGAGCAGGTATTCACCGCTAATCAGCAATACATTAGCAGAGTAACCGAAGCTAATAAGTTACTCAGTAATTTGGGCCCCGATGATTACAAAATCAAAGAAGTAACCAACAAGCCTGCAAGAGAATTGTACAGCGGTACTGCCGAGGAGTTCCTAAGAAAAAACGGCTTAGATTATAGCGACTACAACAAACGCAAAATTAAAGGCATTGCCGAAGTCTTGACCAGCGCCGAACCCGAACTTTTGCAGGAGCTTCAAAACGTATTGAATAAGCCCGATGAAGTGTGGTATCAGGCAGAAGCCAAAAACCAGACTTTCAACAGATACCTATATGTAAAGTATTACGAGGATACTCCTGTAGCTGTTATTGCAGAATACCAAAAAGGTGATGGATTGCAGATTGTTAAATTTTTCAAACTCTTAGACTTGCTTCTAAGATGGGGCTTATTAATTAAGTAGCTATGAGCAATCAATCTAAAATAGAGGAGTTCTTCCTTCAGCTCTCGCAGTTTGTTGACGACGATGTGCCACACATCGTTGCCGAAACTGCTACAGAGCTGTTCAAAGATTCTTTTAGGGACAAAGCATGGGACAAAAAGCCTTGGAAACCTGCAAAAAGAAAAAAGTCAAAAGGGTCTTTAATGATTACATCTTCTAATTTGATGCGTAGTATTAAACCCTCTCATGTAAGTCCAGAAAGAGTTACTATTTCGGCAGGTTCTAGTGATGTCCCTTACGCAAAAATCCATAATGAAGGTGGGCAAATTATTATTCCTCCAAGGAAAGATAATTTTGTAAGAAAAAGGTTTAAATCTGGTAAACAGAAGGGGAGATTCAGAAAAGGCAAATTAGAGGGAGAAGGATTTAGTTATAGAGAAACTAGAATTTTTATGCCCCAGCGCCAGTTCATGGGCGTAACGCCCTATATAGGTCAGGTAATTTTAAACAGAATTGAAAAACATTTTAAAAGCCGATGAAAGAGATATATCTTAACCTCCTTTCCAAGCTGGAGCCACTAGGCTGGCTCCAGTGGGTAGACCTCGACAAAGGGCAATTTGCAGTACAGCAACGCCCAGAGGTCTCTTTTCCATGTTGTATAATCAAAATATCCAATGTTACGGCTCAAACTGTCAACGAGGAGTATCAAATCATTACCGCAAACATTACCCTACGTGTAGGATTTACATACGTAGGGCTTACAGCACTAGCAACGCCCGAAGCCGAGCGAAACATTAGTTTAGAGTATCTCGATCAGATTGAAGAAATCTATGAGGCTGTAAACGGTAAGGTAAACCACCAAGGTAGACCCTACGAGTTTCAATCTCAGTCCGAGCAAGACCTTACAGGTATCCGAGTTGTCAACCTTACATTCAAAACCTTTTTCAGGAAGGGAATTGCCTAAAAAACAAAAGCACCGCAAAAACTACTTTTGCGGTGCTTTGTTTTTAGGTATTTTGATGTTTCTCTAATTCTGTCAATAACGATACTAGGTCTTTGTATAGGCACATATAGGTTTTGTTTTGTCCTAATGAGCACGTTATTTCGTCTCCTACTGCCGACTCTAGCATTTCCCAAAGGCGTTCTTCTATTTCCTTTGTTGTCCAAACGCCTCCTTGAAAAAAGGCTTTTGATAGCTCCTGAAGGTTTTGATGATTAGCCATTGTATGCCTCCTTTCCTGTAAGCTTGTTTACGATTCTTACTCTTAGCTCATCATCTTGGATTTGGGCTACATCTACCAATATATCTATTAGTCTTGCCTCCGATAAGCGATTATGTTTTCTTTTCGGTGCTTCAGGCAACTTGACTGCTGGAGCAGTAACGGACAAAATCACCTTTTCTGCCCAGTCTCGAAATACCTTAGCTCTTTCGCTTTTCAGGAACATTCCTAATCGAATTACACCTGCTTTAGTCCATAATGTTCTAGGGCTTCCAAGAGGGGTGTCGCAAATTGCGACGCTTATGAAATGTACATTTTCTGTGAGTTCTTCCTTGTTTCTACTTTTGTGGCTTCTAATGCTGTTTGGTGCAACACCATAGCCACAAGCTACATCTTCTGTAGTCATTAAGAACTCATGATTTGAATCTTGAAGAACCGCTACCGTCAAACCTTCGGTAACTTGCAAGTTTAATACTTGCTGATTGTTTTGTACTAACATCTGAATTTTTGGGCGTTTAAATGTTAATCATTGTACAACAAAAAAAGCGGTGTTGTATTTCCCGCGCCCAATCTTTCAGACAAAAGACCATTGTGTTCAAACAATGACGGTAATACAAGCACCGCTTTCTTTTATTTGGATAATACAAGGTCTACGCCTTTGTACTATGGTAAAAGTCTGCTGTAATGTATTGGTCTTACGACCTATGTCTGTAAATTTTGGGCATTTCAAAAGTAGTACAAATCTGAAATACTCCAAAATTTACCTAGACATTTTTTTTGAGTGAATTTTAAAACTTTCAAAACTCTTCAACTACTAAATTCATATATGGAATCCAAGTATTGTTATCAAAAATGTAAATTGGTTCATTTTTCACAATTCTGTTAACGTCTACAAACTTTCCGATATAAATATCTTTATTAGAATCTGAGTCCAAAATTTCTCCAGTTTCATGCACCCAAAATCGGCTTAAATCGTGCCCTTTATCTACAAAATCAATCATATATTTTGTATTTTTTTCTCTCCAAGTATGCCAGCGCTTATAGTTATTAAACTTTAAATCTTTAAACTGTGCTTCCATTATTTCTAAATTAAAATTGGTTCAACTTCAATATATCCTTCCATTAAAGCATATTCCAATACGTCTTTTTTAGGCTTATTAAATATGCTGGGTATCTGCCTAACTGCATGATTTTCGCTGTGTGATGCAATTAAAGACACATCTGTACAAACATCATATAAATCTTCTTCACTCAACCTTGCACAAACTTTATTTTGCGATAAAATAGCCCTACATCTAAGCATTCTATAGACTATTCTATTATAATATTCGTTTTGCCCAAAATCTCGAAAAAGCCATTCTCTAAACTTTTTGTCTGTCTTATTCATGTACCTCTGGATAACAAGTATGTTCAAAATCGTAAAAGAAGTGCCCAGTATAACCTTTAATAAGGTAATTCAAGTATCGTTTATCGTGTTGCTTGTATTGCTTAATTCTGAATGATGTTGCTATACGACTTTCATCAATTACAACCTCACCAAGCTCATCAATATAAAAAAAACCAGCACTAACAGCCTTAAAACCGTCTCCAATACCTAGTAAAGCATGTATAGAGTCCTCTGAAGAAACAACTGGAACTACAAGTTCTCCACGTTTAAAAATTACATATTTCATCCCTTCAGCTTTTTAAGTAAAACATAACTAAGCGTTAAATCACCTGTCTTCTTCAGCTCCTCATTATCCTTATACATAGTCTTCAGGACGTTTTGAGTTTCTGCCAAATTGTACCCCGTGTCCAGGGCACAAATCCATTCGTTTAGTTGGCTCATTTTCAACTTTTTCACATCTAGCACTATAGCTTTGTGCATAAAGTCTTTTTTAAGCCATATTTCAAACTTTGCCCCAGTTTTATACTTGTTAGGGTTGTAAAGACGGATTGTCGTAAAACAATCCGCCCAAAGTTTGCCGTTCCAGTTAGTAGAAAAACTAAGCCGCTCCATCAATTCGACGATACTCTAACCCTCCAGCTGTTATATGGTTATATAATCCTAGATTACCTCTCAATTTTTTTAACCTTTCTAAGTCTGGTCTATAAAACTCAAAAGTTGGATTTTGGTCTGGGATAATATCCTGATAAAAAGAACTTCTTGCTCTATCATAACACTTTTCACAAAAAAAATACATTGGCGTTGTACCTGCGTCTACATCTCTTGTCTTTGTAATGTGTCCACACTTTTTATTCGTGCATATATAGCAGTTTACTCTATTGCTCAAATCAATTTGGTAATATTGATCAGTCTTTACTCTTTCCATTAATGCTTTATAGTCTCGCTCGACTTGTCTTATACTAATCATATCAAAATAAGTTTAACTGTTTACTACTACTAATTTTTCTAGTTTTCGAACGATGCTTATAGCACCGCATGAAGTTTCCATAGGTCATCTCATGCCCCAAATCTCTAAGAATCACCCTGACAAAATATGTGTCGGGAATGTCCTCATTTTTGCTCTTCCAAGCTTTATATTGTCGCATAATAAATGCAACCCGCTTTTCGAAGTTTCTAACATTGTAAGCCATTTCATCTTTTCAGATTGTTATAAGTGTTCTTACATTCGTTATTACAAAACCGTTTTGATTCTCGCTTAAACTCAAACAGATTCCCGCACTGCTCGCAAGCTTTACTCCTTAGCGTTTCAGGCTTTAGCGTTTCAATTACTTCTTTCTTGTGCTGTGTAGGCTGTTTTTGTCTTAGCGTTTCAACTTTCCTTACCGTTTCAATCTGCGTTACCGTTTCAGGTTTTAGCGTTTCAATCTGCGTTAGCGTTTCAGGTCTTAGCGTTTCAAAATCCTCTTCTAATACCCAAATCCCTGTAGCAAGCCAATGATTGTAGCTATATCCCGATGCTCCAGCCTTAGCCTGCAATTCGGCTAATGCTTTCTTCCTAACATGCTCGGTACTGTAGTTTTTAGCCTCAGCACCGAGCTTGTACAATCGCTCAATAGTTATCCTTAACATAGTTTATAATTGTGGATAACTCTTGTACAGGAACCAAAGGATAGTTATTTACTTTTGCTTCAGCTATTTCGATTGCCTTTGCTACTACATCACGTTCCTCTTCACTTTCAGTCATCAAATTTTCAAGCTGGCAAACATGTGCGTAGATTAGAATATCAGCACAGATTTGAATTTGTTTACGTGTCATAGTTATTGCTCCTCCTTTGCAAAAGCGTATTGAATTGTCTTAACGTTAAACTTATCTTTATATCCCGCCCTCATTACCAGCTCTCTTAAGCTCCTATATACTAAATCGTAAATATGCACCTGAAAAGTCTGTGTCTGACCTTTATCCACACCCTCAATGAACTCTACAGATATATTCAATAAGTCCTCTGTATTATAATCCTTAATTGTCAGCTTTTTTTCAATATCAAGCCTGCTAATATATCTTATCAATTGTCCCATAAGTAGCTATTCAAATACGTTTCTGCATGTTTTTTCTGAATCCCCTGTTGAGCTACTAACTTGCTGTACTTAGCTATATGGTTGTAGGCTCTTTGTTGTTCAACACTCGGCATCTTATCCCAAATAGCTTTTGCTTTTTTCTTGCTTGATAAGGCTTTGTGGTCATATCGGTTCCAAAAATCATCAAAGGTTATCGTATCAAATACCTCCGTAATTTTGCGCTCGTTTGGCTTTTCTTTTTCAAGCTCCAAAAACTCTTTCAAAGTCCTTGGAAACTTCAGCATGAAATTATAGTGCTGGTCGTAGCTCATTTCACTCTTCGAAAGGTCTATAAGGAGTAACAACCCGCTCTTTTCGTCAAAGCCAGCCAGCACATCGCCTGTGATGTGCTGGCTAGTGTAAATAAACTTACGCATTCGTACCTACAGGGTTTACAGGCGCATACACCAAACTAGCAAAGTTCAAATCAATACGCTCCCAGCTTCCATTCTCATTCTTTTGCTCAAACTCCAGATAAAACTTTGAGCTAGTAATGTTAAAAGACTGTTTCAAAAGCTCACAGCCCTTTTTCCAATCGGGATCATTGAACTTGCTCTCATACTGCAAAATCTGCATAGCTCTGCTATACTCAATTTTGCCTTTCTTGCGCTCCAACAGGGTAATAATAAGCTCGTAGGCATCAGGACTCGAAGACTTGATTTCACGCTCCAAGAAATCCTTAATATGTTGCTCTGCCATATCTGCTAGCTCATTGAACTCGCCAATCTTTCTAAGGTGCAACGTTACACGCTCTGTTTGTGCATCGTTCATAATAGAAAAACCTCCTTTACTTTTCTTTGGCATATCGCCAAACTCTCGCATTAGCTCACCAAACGCCATCACATTAGGCATCATAGAACTATGGTATTCTCTCATTTGCGATGCCAAACCTCTTACCTTCTTAAGGCAGTCGGTAACGGTTGCGTGTCTAATCTCCTCGTAGGACTTTTTACGCTCGACTGCCTGTGCTTTCTCCTGCTCCTCAATCTGCTTTGCTGTTGCGATTAATTGCGCTTTTTCTTCTGCTGTTAATTGTGAAATATCAATCATTGTTATTGTTGTGAAAAAAAGTTATTGAATTATCCCCTCCTCACTTGCCCGCTTATCCAAGGCCTACACCTTGCGATTTATTAATAGAAAAAATATAAAACGATTCCAGTCCAGATAATCACCGTAAGGATGATGATTACCCGCATAGCCCATGCCTGAGCCTTATTTTGCAAATTATTCATAGCTTAGATTCTAATATTAATGAGGTTGTCTTTCGCTACCTTCACATTACTTTGCTCCCCCTCTTGTAGCAGTCTACTTTCTACTATTTCGTACTCCGTGTATATAACCCTTATTCCTTCCCAATACACTGCTTTTTCGTGCTCATAGTGCTCCTGTATCTCCCTCTTTGCAGCAGTGCCTACTTTCCTAGGCATTTTCATTGTCACGTCGTCTTATGGCCTTTGCCTGATCTTTCAGTACCTTGTCGGCCGCATCTCGTATCTGATACAGCTTTTGCGTTGAAAAGCTGTTTAATTCGCCCTTAAAATGCTTTTCAACCCACGCTTTACATTTCTGTACTGCGTTTTTCCTTTCATCGGGTGTACTAGCATTTTCTATCTTGTACCATACCGATATTATGCCCTTTCGCATACTGTCGGCTTTGTCTCGCTCGCCTTCCTGTTTCTGCTGTTGTTCCTGTACTTGTTGTCCTACCTGTTTTTGCAGGTGTCTTATTAGGTCTATAGCAGCATGTTCTTTTAGATCCTTTGTACTGGTCGTAATTCCTTCCGAAAAGCTGTATATCAGCGCTTGCCTATCTTCAGTACTTTTTATGCCCGCTTTGTTCATTAGGGCAAATAGTTGTCTACGTGTGCTTTCTTTCATTCGCAAAACTGTTCAAACGTCCACAAAAACTTTTCTTCGTCCCAAAACTGTACTTTCAGCTTTTTATAGCGGTCTACTTTCGACTGCTCGTGCCACTCGCCATTTTCGTAATAATGCCTGTTTACGTCCAAATCAAAAGGCGTTATTTCGGCATCGCCTAATATCCATTCTCTTATATATAGGTCCCAAAAGTTCGTTTTGGTTACTATCTTTAGCACTTCATCCCTGTCAAAGTATCGCTCCAAAAAACTACATCCCATTTCAATTCTAAACCAGAATAGTTCTTCTTTGCTAATACCTACTATCTGCATTAGCTCACGGCTTTGCTCTACTATTTGCTGTCCGTGTTTAGTCTGCATCTCCATCGCCCCAGCATAGTTTTGCTTTGTCCTCGTTTATCGTGTAGGTTCCGCCTACACATCGCCCCGACACCGTTGCTTGTAAGCCTTCTACATACACAATAATTTTCGCTAATCTCCTAATCAATTTGGCTGCACTGGTATAGGGTTCGCCCCGTTCTTCGTGTGCCAAAAACACAAACAATACATCGGGGTACTTTTCCTTTAGCTCCAAAAGCTTTTTTTGCTTTAGTTCCTCTTTGTACACCGTCACATTATCCACAAATACTACCTTGTAACCATTCCGCCTCGAAATCTCTTTCTCTATAAAACTCAGCGGAACAAAATCGTAAAAGCTGATATTCTTACTATCCGTTATCCCAGCCCTAATACACGAGGCCGTAAACTCTTTTCCTACGCCTTCTTCGCCCGACACGTACAAAACCTTCTTTTTCGTTGCCAGATACTTAGCCAGTAGCAACGCTTTCCATGTTTTGCCGTTTTTTTCTTTTCCCCAAATCAACCAGTAGCCTACATCCGAGGGGTCACTTCCGTAGGCAAAACTCCAAGGCGCTTCAAAATCAAAGGCCGTGTGCTTTATTTTCAGCATGTTACTAACAGACATCGGTCTAATCATTCGCTTCCAAAATCATTAACATACTCTCTGCTCGTCTCAAACCTCCAATATTCCCAAGCTCGTCCACCACAATACACTTATTTACAATCATGCCCATATTGCTCTTATCTTGCATGTTTACGCTCAGTACATCCCTTACAAGCTTTTCATAGAACTTAAGTCTATCTTGTGTACCATAAGGCACTGCGCTTGTATAGTTTTCCGAATACCTCGAAAAAAGCTCTCTATAGCCTACTTTTTTCGAGTTGATTCCTCGCTTAATTTTCTCTCTCAATCCATCTGCTCCAATCAAGTACCAGCCTGTACAGTTTTCTGTTGCGTTCCACAGCTCTTTCAACTCCAAAAATGCCGTATATTCCAAGTCTCCAGCCTCGTCTATAATCATTAGGGGAGTAGGCAAGTTTTTCAAGTAGTACTTAATATTTTCCTTCATGTCGGCATACTTGCCCGAAGGCACACCCAGCGTTTTGGCGATTAGCTTAATGAAAAGCTGTTTGGTCTTCGCCTGACTGGCATCCACATAGAAACAGTTCTTGCGTGTCCGAGCCATATATTTTGCCGTGTACGTTTTGCCTATTCCACAGTCATCTACACAAATACGGCTCTTCGAATACGCCTGACAAAAATCTATATCTCGTTCTATCACTGTAAACACCTCCGTTCTTGCCATTTTCCACTTTCTGTTGTGTAGCTGTACGTCCAACTCTCTGCCTATTGTAAGCCATTGTGCATCGCTCAAAAGCTTTTCAATCTCCCCGCTTTTCAATCGGCTATACACCGAGTTGTTAATGCCAAATCTTTTCGCAAAAGTCGAGTCCGTTCCCGAAAAGTTGTCTCTTGCCTTCAATAGCGCCTCTACTACTGCGCCCTTAAACTCGTTTGTGATATTGATCATAGCCTATCTAGGTTAGTGGTGGGTTCTTCTGTTTCAGCTTCCAACGTCTCATACATGGCGTTGTAAAACTCGGCTGCATTCAAGTCTGTCAGTCCTGCAAATACCTCTTGCGCATGCTCTTTGCTATCCATCTGCGTAGCAATCTGACAAAACTCTTCACCTAAGTAAGTTTCCGATACAATGTCGTAGGTGTTCGAGTCATTGTACTTTTCGATTCTGAAAACTACCTGTTGCTCGTTATTCAGAATAAAGGATTTTGCGAATGTGATCATCTTATTAGTCATCGTTATAGCTTACTAATTCACCATCTTTGTCGTAGTAATAGTCAGTATGTGGGTCTCTTACTACTTTTACTATATCTGCTCCTTCTTCACTAATCCTTTGCACCGCATATTCGCCACATGGCGACAATTCGGGACTAAAATCCCACGATTCAAACTCGCCTAGACTCTTGCCATAGCTTGTGTATAATTCAAATTCGTTCATCTTAGTACTGATATCGGGGTTCAGTTGTCATTATTCGGTCTATTTTGAACTGGAGGCTATCCATGTACTCTACATAGTACGTTTTCTCCTCTTTGGTCTTCGCATTGCGTCGCTCATGCTCCAGCTTGTCGATTTTCTTTTCAAGGATAGTTTTGGCCAAATCCTTTTGCTCAGGCAATAGTTTGCCTAGGCTATGCAAGCGTAGTACATCGCTCACACAACTATTTTTGTTTAGTGTCATTGTGCTTTTTGGGGTTTTACCACGAGTCCAAAAGGGACTTTAGCGGTCTTGGTGTCAAATCTACTGGTTCTTCTTCTGGCCATTCCAATACTTCTACTTCTGGCATTGGCTCTGGCGCTAATCCTTTTCGTTCTAAGGCACGTTCTTTACTTCTGTCGATTACTGTTATGCTCTTAATCTCTTTCGCCTTTCTTTTCGCATAATTATCAATCGTCCCAACGTATGCGTTCATCAGCGTTTGTGCCTCTCTGTCTTTATCGTTACGCTCAAAAAACGCTCTGTTATATCTCGGCACTGGCACTAGCTCGCATACCATACGGTCGCCCACATACGCAAAAGCTTTCAATACCTTTCCATCGTTTCCATCTAGCCACATTACTCTAAGCTTTTTACCTTCTGCATTTCGCATTAGGTTTATCAGCGTGTCGCCTGTTGCTACTTTACCTTCATGCCCTAATACAAACTCCTCACCGTTCAGCTCCACAATTCCAACCCTACAGCTCGTTTTGGTTTCCTTGCCTATGTACTTCAGTACCATTTGCCATTTGATAGGCTTACAATCGGGGTTCTGATTCTCCAAAAACACCTGCATACGAGTCTTATCTTTGTACTGTGGGTGTGGTTTTTGGTTCCAATTGGCCAGTACTTCGTCGCACTGTTGTACAATCTGCGCATAATCAACTACTACGGCTTTATCGCTCTGTACTTGGTTAGCTTCGCTTAGTGCATGTGGTCGGGCTTTCCAGCCTTCTAGCTCCTTTTCTTCTCGGTAGCGTAGTTCTTGTATATATCGCTCTATCTTTTTAGATCGTGCCGAGTTGGGCAATATATTTACCCGCTCAAACATTACTCCGTTCATCAATAGCGTATTTTTAAACAAACTATTCAAACTCGACTCACATTCTAACTCACGAGGCATATTTACACCCCATTCCACATAGTTCCGAATCAACTGCCTATAAAAGGCCACTAGCAAAGCTTCGTCTTTATCCTTCGAGTTTACCCAGCTTACCCAAACTTCACTCATTAGATCAATGCCTATGTAGTAGGCCAATCTCTTACCGTTTTTGGTATAAGCAAAAGGAGGCTCTCGGTCATCTATCGAAATCGTACTGTTTGCAAACTCTGGTCTGTCGTATCGGTGTGCTGGCTTATATTTGCCCATTTGTAGTTGTCGGTTGCCTGCTCGTTTTCTGGTGGTCGATACCGCACTATCCCATTTGGCCAAATACCCCAATATCGTTCGCTCGCTAAGGTCAGGGTATCCCTCTGGATTTATTATTTCACCAGTTTCGTTATCTACCACTTCTAAGTCTCGTATCTGAAAAAGCTTATACTGTCGCTTTACTTCTGTCATTGTCGGCTTCCAGTGTTGTCCAGCAAACAAGTTGCTTAGTACATTCACCACATCGGCCGTCAATCGCATCGCATTCTTATTTTCGTGTTTCTTCGAAATCAGAACCTCATACCCATACTCTTCATACAGCTTCAAGGCCTCCAAAAAACGCCTTTCGTTACTCGGCAAAGTATGTTCATAGCCATACTTCATCATTTGCAACTTTCTGTAGTTCATCGTATCCTTCCAAATCGTACTAGGCACACCCCTAAGCGTAATCCTTTTACTTTTTCGTTCGGTAACTCTAGCATTCCGTAGTTTAATCGAGGCATTTAGTGTGCTGGCATTTATTGCATACTCCAATACATACCGTTCTTCCATGCCATTGCCCGACTCAAATCTGTAACTCCCATAAAAGCTCAAAGCTTTTTCGTCCATGTCATAAAAAGTATCCATCCAGCTTTCCACCTTACGAGGATCACCAAGTTCCTCTTTGATACTCAACTCTAGCGAATCAAAATCAATCAAAAGCTCTCTCCCGTTGCCTCCTGATTGAAGCTTTCTTATGCCGTTGGCTTTATTTTTGCTCTTAGAAATTTTCTCGGTTAAAATTTTAACCGAACTAAAATACTTTGGAACAAGTTCCCACGTCCTTACAGCTATCTTGTTGTCCCACTCTATCGGCATAACTAAGCACCATTTTCAGCTAATTGTTTCATTTTTTGAGAAAGAAAAATCTTTCTTTGAGAAATCAACTCCTTGATAGCCACAGCTATAAACTCGCTTTTCATCTTCCCCTGGTAAACCTGCTGAACTGTTCTAGGATGAACATTCAAGACGGTTGCAATATCTGTCAAATCGCCTTTTTTCAGGTATTCTTTGCCTTCAAACTCTTCCGTTTTTGCAAAGTCCTCATTCATTACTGCTTTTGTCATACTTTGTTATTTGGCTTATTTGTTTGTACTTTTGTAGTCGTTTCACTCACTACGATACAATATTAGATAAAATTTTATACTCAACCAAGAGAATGGATAAAAATTTAAACGATATAAAGCAAAGAATTTTGCAATTTATTGATTACAAGAAAGTTACAAGGGATAAATTTTTTACACCTTTAGGTTTGAGTGTACAAAATTTTAAAGGAAAAGCCTTGGAATCTGCTTTAAGTGCCGACTCTATGGTAAAAATTTTATCCCTTCATCCTGATCTAAATCCTAATTGGTTGATGTATGGAGATGGTGAAATGTTGAAACATGATATACCGAATACTCAAAATCAAGTACCGTTCACTCAATTCCAAGCGAATGGCGAACACATTGCATATCTCAATGAAGATGCTCCTGTATTTCAGGTAGGAAAAAATGAATTTACAGATATTGGTAATGGATACTATCAAATGTTAGTGCCATTTATAGAAGATTACGCATACGCAGGATATTTATCTGGCTATTCAGACGAAAAGTATTTAGGCGAACTTCCTCGTTATCCTATCATAGTTCAAAAACAACACCGAGGCAATTACAGAAGTATAAGAGTAAGAGGCGACAGTATGGACGACAATTCACGAAATGCTATTTGCCCAGGCGATATAGTAGTAGGTCGTCGTGTAGAAAAGGACCTATGGCGTTACAAAATTCATTACAATACATGGCCAAACTTTATTATTGTCCACGAAGACGGCATAGTTATCAAATCAATAATAGATCACGATGTAGAAAAAGGCACAATTACCTGCCGAAGCCTCAACCCAAACAAAGATTATTACCCCGACTACAAAATGGACCTTTCAAAGGTCTACGAACTCTATAACATAGTGCAAACCATACGTTCATATTAAACCCTACCATCATGGAAAACACCCATTGCCCAAATTGTAATGCCGTTCTTCGCCCAAATAGGTTTTCAAGTCTTACTGTGGCCAACTATCTACAAGTAATGCTTATTAACGAATACCAAGAACACCAAGCTTCTGGATATTGTGAAAAGTGTGGACGTTTACCCTATTCTACATCCTATGCGTTATTCAAAGATGAATTTTCGACCAAAAGAAAACAGCTTCGTGAGTTAATGCCTTCTATTCCTGTAGTTACAGCTCAATCTCCCCAAAACTGGCAGTATGATACTATATCTTTAGTCACTGCTCAAAGTGTCCTTGGCACTGGCTTAGTATCAGAAATCTCATCAGGATTTTCAGACCTGTTTGGAACCAATTCCCAAACACTTACCTCAAAACTCAAAAATGGAGAAAACTTTTGTTTAGATATGCTACGTAAAGAAGCCCTACAACTAGGAGCCAATGCCATTATAGCAGTAGATGTCGATTATTCAGAAGTAGGAGGCTCAAAAGCAATGTTAATGGTTTGTATGTCTGGTACTGCTGTCAAATTACGTAATACCGAAATACTAGGAGAAACACAAGGTAAAAACATTGTTAATGCCATAGAGCTAACCAATCGTATCAATTACCTACTTCAATTCGCTGATTTACATTATACATTGTAGTTTTATCTATTTTTCATATAAAAAGTAGTGTACATGTTTTGTGTCCCACGCACAAAAAAATATACATTACTTTTTTCATTTTCCATAGCTAACTAATTGTATATCAACCAAAAACACATAGTGTTTCACGAATAAAAATCCTCTTTTGGTGGGGTGTTTCACGCAAAAACACCGCATTTAAGCCTTTATTTATGCCAGTTTATAGCCATTTCAGCATCATTTTTTACATTAGTTTGGCAATCCAACTGGCAATGCAAATGGCAATCCAACACAAAAAGCACCTATTTTAAGGCATTTTCAAGGCTTTTTAGATCACTTTTAAATCCAGTATAAAAGCCCTTAAAATCACCCACAAAACACCAAGGCCACCAAACGCTAAAAACCCCTCAAAACAGCCCAAAATAAGCCATTTTAAGGGGTTTTTGTCCCATATATCACCACTAATATATACTATCCAAACAAATACCTCCCAAAGGTCATACCGTACATATACATACTAAGTAATATCTTTACTTTATGTACATTTCGTTTTAAAAATCAAAAATCATCAAATTTAACTATAACTCACTACATATCAACATCTTAAACCCTAAAAATTCGGCAAAAAATAATCACTACTCTTGTACATTTTGTTTTTCTGCCCATATATCGAATAATCAACTTTTTATC